GGTTGTCTCCGCACCATACTGTTTTTGAGTTAACGATTGAATAACGAAAGGCCCGGGAATTACCCCGGGCCCTTATTTAGTGCTTACTCAGGGCTATTAGTTGCCCGGAGTGACCTGAGCCTGAACCAGCGCTTTGCCGTCCACGATCTGATAACCGTAGACCTGCAAGCCGCGCAAGATTTGACCGAAGGTCAGCTCGGACCGCAAGGTTTCGACCTTGCTGATCTGGCTGGCAAAAGTCAGTCCGTGCGCGTGGCCCGCGTAGATCGGCCATTCGCCAGAGTTGAAGTTCGCCGGCTGACTGGTGTTGTTCGGCAGCAAGTTGCTGATGTACAACGTGAACCGGTCGATCATGCCCAACCGGCCATTTCGCAGCATCGAGACGCTGTCACCAGACAGATAAGCCTGGCGCAGTTCCGACTGCTTGATCTGGCGACCGGCCCAAGCCGGCAACACGACCCAGCGGCCGACTTCCGGGATATTCTGCTCGTCCAGGACCTGTCCCATACGCATCAGAACGTCCAAGAGTTCGATCTGGCCACCCGTCGGGTTCTTGGAAACCACGGTGAGCGGAGAGCCTTGGATGCCCAGGTTCAGCGACGCGGTGATGACACCAGCCGTAGTACCCTGGTTTTGAGCAGCCATGCCCCCGTAGATGCCACCGAGAACGTCCTGGTCCACGGTGATTTTCAGCTGCTGCGCGGCGTCGTCCGACCACATAGACAGGATATTCAGATCGCTCTGAATTTCCATCACGTCGTCCAGGATCAGCGAGAAGTACTTGCCGCTGCCGATATACAACTCGACAGTGCCAGCAGTCGGGCGGTCGAGGCCCAGCAAGCCGTCAGCATCGTAATTGTGGATCGAGATCGTGGGCTTCGTGCGGATTTTGACGCGGTCGCCCTTGTTCTTGATCTCGCCCTCGTAATCGGTGTTCGAGATCGCGGCCAGCACGGTGCTGGCGTAGAACTTTTCAATGAGCTTACCTGACCAGATTTCCGGAATAAATCCAGTAGCCTGGAGGTTGTTGCCCGAAGAACCTACCGGATAAATCGCGGGCGTAGTGCCTGCGGTTGCGCCGGGAAAACCTTGGGTATTGATAGGCATAGAGGCCCCCTGTTGGTAGGGGCCCGCACGTCCTTAACGTGACTTATGCCCCCGGATTAGCGGACGCGCCCATCATTCTGTGCGGCGAAGATTTGCTTCTCCATCGCGTTCTTATCGGTTTCGCGTCCGGCATAGATGCCTTTGCGTACGTCCGAATAGAACTTAGAAATTTGAGTGCGAGTGAATGTTGGCTTGTCCGCGGGTCCTGGTGTATCGCCAGAGGCCGGCTTTGCCCTGCCAGGAGCTGCGAGTGATGCTAGCGGGACCGCTGCTTGTCTCTGAGGGGCGGCCGGTGTTTCCGACTGCCGCTCGTGCTGCGGGGCTAAATCCTCATTGCCCGTGACTGCTTCATCTCTGATGAAGCCCTCGAAGAACGCTTTGACCTGAGGGGCGTTAGCCGCTTGGTACGCTACGTTCAACATCTGCTTTCTAACCTGACCCGAGTAAACGTCCCGTAAACGGAGCCAATTTAAAAAGCGGGGATCGCTATTTATTTCACGCCAGTTAGGAATATCCCTGTCTAGCAGCTGTCCAACCCGTGTTTGGGCCTCTTGGCGGGCCTGCTGGGTGAGCTGGGCATTCTGGTGCTTTAGCTCGTCCAGCTCGGGCCCAACGGTCTCCTGGGCAGCGCGCCGCGCGAGATCAATGAGTTCCGACCCAAAAGCCACCTCGTCCTCTGGGGTGATCAATTTGGCGACCGGAGGCGCCGCCTGCTGGCGGAGCTGCTGGGGCTGGCGGAGCTGCTGGGGCTGGCGGCCCTGAACTAGCGTCTGGGTCCGCATTAACTCGTCCCCGAGCTGGGACATTTGCTCCTGCATGGAGCCTATAGTTTGCTGCGCTGCATCATAGCGGCCCTTCATGGACCGATATCGGTGCTCCCAGTTATCACCCTCAGCTAACTGATGGTCAGTTTGGGCCTGAACGTCCGGTTGTTTGACCGGTTCCGCAACCTCGGAACCCTCTGTTTTTGCTGGCTTTTTAGCCCGAATAGGCTTGGGTTTGGCCGCTTCGGCGGCCGCTTCGGCCTCCGCGGCGCGCGCGGCTTCGGCGGCAGCCGCCGCGGTTTCCTCCGCAGTAGGGGCCGTCTTGTAATAAGCCTCCGCTTTAGCAGCGGCGTCCTTGACTGATTTCGGGATTAGAACGCTGGTATCTTCGGGGGCGATAGGGGCAGGCGTCTGGTTCCGCTCGACTTCGGTGACAGGCATGACACTCTCCTATTGGGGTGGGTTGTCTAAATATTCAGCAAGTAAACGAAGTATAGTCGGGTCGTCTTGAACAAACCCAAGAGCCGCATTGCAGCGCGGGCATAGTATACCGCGAACCTTCCCGGTCGTATGGGAATGGTCTATTTGCCAACCATTTGGGTGTTGTGTATCAGGGCGTCTACAACCGGCACAAGTAAACCCTTGGGCCGCGAATAACTTATCGCGTTCCCCCAGAGTTATACCATATTTATATTTGATAGATAGGCGCCTTTGCAGGGCTTTCCCCGCCGGCAGTTGAGCCTTGTATTTTTTTCTCGCCTTGGCGCCCGGAGTTTGCCGATAGCGTCGTTGAGCCGCTTGTTTCGGTGTCATCTTTGACCTTCAATGCGCGCACGGCTATTGCGGTGCGGGCTGTTTGGGCTTCTTGTCACACTCTCTGAACGTACGCAGTAGGGCAAGACACTGACGGGCCTGCCCCTGCAAAACCAAGACGTTGTCCGATCCGGCCGCGGTTACATCAAGAACGGCATGATCGGTATAGGCAGCGAACGAGGCCACGAATTGGTCCCACCCTTCGGGGTTGGAATTTCGTAGCCGTAGCGCTGTTTCTGCTAAGTCCTTGGGGGATAAGGACATTTTTAGTTGCCGCCTCCATAGCTGCCACCGCCGCCGTAGCTACCGTTTCCGGGGGGCGTAGGGGCGCCAATAGTCGGCGTCGCCTTGGAATAGTCCTGCATGGTGCGCGCGGCCGGGTCGCCGGAGGTCAGGGTCTGCATGGCGCTGCGTGATGGCAGCTGCTGCTCGCTGGCGCCCTTGCCAGCGTTCTTGACCATCTGGCCACCCTTGCTCAGCGGGGACATATGCTTTTTTAGCATTTTTTCACTCCGTTCAAGTATCCAATAGCTCGCTGTAAAATTCCTGTGTCATCACCAGAATTTCCCAGCATTACGTTGCACCGAAAGCATAGAATGCCGCGTACCTGCTTAGTTTCATGGTCGTGATCAACGTGCCACGGGTTACGACCACTTTTGGTTCGCGGATTATTTGTTCCACAAATAGCACAACATTTCCCTTGTTTTTCAAACAGTTGCCCATATTCATCCATCGAAATACCATACCATTTTCGGATATTATAGGCCCGCGAATACGCCGCGCGCTTATGTGATCCTAAAGGCCAAGGCATTCCTCAACTCTCTCCTGTGAGACCCGTGTTGCCGAAGCCGGCGCCGGCCACCGACGTTTTACCGTACTGGGTCGTGCTACCCGGCTGGGGCTTAATGGTTAACGATCCTGGGGGCTGAGCCCTCAAACTGGGCGGGCGCGATCCCAGGACAAAAGACGGGCGAGAAAAGGCCGTGGGGCCCTTTACCGCTGTTTTTCCTATGCGAACGGACGCCATTAGCGGGCGCTCGTAATGCCGGCCTTGGCAGCCTCGGAGCCGGCGAAACCAAACATCTTGCCCTTGCCGCCGCTAGCAAACTTCTCGCCAGAGCCAGCACCGGCGTCGGTCTCGGTCACGCCCGACTTCTGCGCGCCAACCTTCTGCGCGCCAAACATATGGGTGTTGCCGCCCTTGGCAAACTCGACGTTATGCTGCTTCTCTTTCTTCTGGGTATCGACGGACATGGCGTATCTCCCGCTGGATGAAACTGTGTGCGCGGGAAGATAACCCTTGAAAAACTAATAAGCCGTTAAAATAGCCGGTCTTTCCAGGTACTGGGGGTCTTGTCCGAGACAATCTCCAGGTCCAGGTGATACTTAAAGGGGCGGGTGCCCCGCTTCCGGATGGCCTCGATCATATGGTAGAGGCCGCCGTCCAATGTGGTTTTTGTTTCATACCCCAGCAGGTGACGCGCTTTATCCGATGAACAGTGTGCATATTTCACTTCCTGCGGACGACCCTGCATGTAGATAGGTTCTGGAAACCTCCACAGCTGCTGACAAATCTTCTGATACAATTCTTTGATTGTGACCACGCCTTCGTCTGGACCAATGTTGATAACTTTGCCTACAACCTTCGAGCTGAAAGCCATCTGGTGCAAACAGAACAAGCAATCATCAATATAGGAAAAGCATCGTTCTTGTGATCCGTCCCCGTAAATCACAGGGCGCCGATCCTGCATAATGAGGTTAATCATGATCGACGCTACGTTGCGATACGGGTCATCATACTTTTGGCGAGGCCCGATGATATTGTGTGGTACCGCGATACAGTATTCCACTCCGTGGGTTTCGCACAGGTTTTTTAGAAACTGTTCGACGGCCAGCTTTCCGATCCCGTACGGGTCTTGCGGCACGCAAGTCATGTTCTCTTTGAACGGCGTCTGAATTGCCCCGTAGCGCGCCATAGACGAACAGATCACTATACGCTTCACAGAATTCGATATGGCGGCGGAAATTACGGACACACTCGCCCCGACTATATTCTGTGTCACAACATGCGGTGAGAATACGCTCAAGCCTTCGTACGCCGTCGCGGCGCAATGATACACGATGCTGCATCCCCGCATCCTTTCCTTGACATTAGATAAATCATTACAGTCGATCTGGTGAAACTCTACGCCGGCTGGCACATTGTCCAGCTCACCACCAATCATGTTGTCGATCCCGACAACCTCGTGCCCGTCGGCCAGCATTGCGTCTGCGAGGTGGCTGCCTAAAAAGCCAGCCACCCCAGTGATGAATATCCTACTCACGATAGATCGCGATCAGGTATTCCGCCGCCGTACCGTGGCAATTGCTGCACCCGTCCCAGCAATGAGCCTTTCCCAGTCCATACGGACACGCGATAGCTTCCCACCGGTATCCCGGCGGCATGGGGACGTGATCCATTACGCTCTCAGGTTGACAGTCCAACGTCACGTCTTCGATGATGTACACGCCACCCTCTTTGAGATATGGCAGTAGAGTGTTAGCCGTGAGTATCTGGTGACCCAGTTCATGTGAACCGTCGTCAATGATAACATCGAACAATGGGCCACCGTACTTCTCCATAGCGCCAATCAAGGACTTGGCATTACCCTGGTCGGCGCCGATACAGGTGATGCGGTCGGTATGGAACAGACACGACCAGTTGCTATCGAGCCCGAGGATTTTTGCCTTCGGGAAGAACTCCTCCCACATGCGGAGGCTACACCCGTAGTTCACGCCCACCTCCAGCAAGTGGCGCACGCTGTCCCGCTTGTCCTTGAACAGGTCCCAGTACGCCACCGTGTATGTGTGGCAGGTGTCGCCGGCGAGATAATGATCGCCGCCTTTATCCGTAGCGTGTTTCTTAGCTAGCTCGCACAGTGGGGTCATGGGACAAATCCTGTGAATTGGGTGGCGTCATGGTTGGCGGGATACTGCACGAAGGGGAGGCCGGAATTCAACTCTGTATTCGCCCAGATCGGCAAGTCAATGGGGACCGTCCGGGTGCGTTCAATAAATTTCATGCACTCCAGCCGGTAGGCCTTGTCAATCGCTGGCAGATACTGTGTTGGCCAGATATGGGTCGATCCAACAAAGCGCCAGTTGGCGCCGGTGTCGGAGGGCACCCCTTTCTCCCAGATACCGGGGAATGGAATATTGTTCATTTCCTTCATGGCCTCGATGCGATCCATGAAATCCACAACAATCTTTTCGGTTACCGGCTTACCGGTCCAGTCGCCCTGTTTGAGAACGCCGTAGTCGAGCCACACCCACACGTCCACTTGCGGGTCCGCGGCGGCGGCCATCACAGCCCAAGCGGTGCGCTGGTGCTGGACGATGTTGGACAGAACCATGTGGTGGGGCGTCGCATATCGGTCAGCCGGCACCTCTGTAGCCGGCGGCAAGTGGAGCTTGTTATATCGCTCCAACCACATGTGCAGCCAGCAATGATCCAGCGGATAATCGTAGAACACCTTGAAGCGGCTACCCAAAGCAGCGGCCAAGCGGTCACCCAGGGCCTTATACTGCTCGCGGTTCAGATGCTTCACTTCGAGCGGGACATAACCAGAAAATGCTTTAATGATCATCACGCCCTCGCGTAGTTGGTAAACATTGTTTCGTTGTGGTCTGCCTGATACCAGCGGATCGGCAGGCTGCCATACTTTTCCACGCGCGCCAGGTCATTAACTTCCCAGGTCACGTTACGCTTGAGGTTGACGTTCCGCATGGTTCGGTCCATGAACTCATTATGAAACCGGCGTAGGTACTTGCGCGGCACGACCATTAGTCCACCGCAGAAACGCCACGACGGATTGCTGTCGTCAGCCGGGTGCTCTGGCCCCCAGCATCCGGGGGTGGCAAAGTCATCATCTTTCACTTGCCCGAGGAAATTGTTGATCACGTCCACAGTCACGCCAGGTACGTGCAGGATGCCGTAGTCGATCCACACAAACGTGGTAGCGGCAGGGTCCATTATTGACGCCGCACCCAACCACGCCGTCTTCTGGTGCTGCACGATATGGTAGGCCAGCGTATTCTTGGCCGGGTTGTCCCCCATAGAATGGGTCAGATGATACGCGCCGGCCTTCTGTAAATCTTTGTACAGCCAGCAATCTTCGACCGTGTTGTAGAACGCCTTAAACGGGGCGCGGATCGCACGCAGCCCCTTACCCAGCTCGCTGTACTCGGCAGCGGTTCGAGGATGCCCCTCTATGGGTACAAATCCTGTAACAACGCGAATTCTAGTCATGCCAGATAAACTCCGATAACTCGTTGGCGTCTACTGTAGCGATCCAGGCTTCTTTATCTTCTCGGCCATAAGATATCATGACGCTCTGACCGTTCGGGTGCCACGCGACACCGGCTACGAACTCGATCACCTTGTCATGAAAGTAAAATGGCTTGGTTATCCGCTGAACCGTCTTTGACTTATCATACCAGACAAACCGATGCTGATAGTAGCGCTTACCTGTATGCGGGTGAACGCGGGCCTCATGCACAACCGACAAGAAGCCACACTTGAACGGGATCACTTGGGAACCGCCACTAATTGCATCAGTGGCAAAGTTGATCGGAGTGCGCGTAGCATCCCGTCCCTGCTCGTCCACAGTTAACCCCAGCCGGTACGCGAATTCTAGCTTGTCACCGTCAACCCATGGCATCCAGTTCTTCTCGTGGCGGCGCTCCACCGGGAGCATAGCATGAACATCTTCCAACGATAGTGTATCGCCCTCGCCTGTTATTAGTTTGCCGAACCACTGTTCGCACCATCCCTCTGAGTTTTGATCACGTACACAGGCATTTATACACCAGCGACCTTTCCATGAAAATAAACGCATATCTTCGAAGCCGACCACCAGATCAAACTTTGGCGCCGGCATTTTAGGGACAATCTCTATGGTGGTATCAACTTCGAAGTTGTCCCGCAGCTGCAAGAAAAAATTTCTCGTATGGATGGGATTAGTCGAGTTGGCTTCTCCATTTGTGCTTTTAATCAGATATCGTCCATGTTCATCCATAGTGTAGTTAACGGACCGCAATAACACATAAATCTGGCCCGCATCGGTGATAATCGACGGGTTCAAGGCGGTGTATCCGTCCGGAGGATTGAACGCGATCCGGCGGGTGATGAACGACGCCAAGCACTCGCTTAGTGGCCTAATATAGTGGAACAGATTTCCGCGCGCTTGCTCTCGAGAGAAGTCACTGGCGTCTTTACTTAATGCGACATGGTCGCACATTTTAAACCCGCGGTCGCGACGCTGCTCATCGTAGTACGCGACGATAGCAAACTCCTCGCGCAGTCCGGTGGTGTAGACATAGTCGTTCACGAACAACAGGTCGCCGGGCCGCTTGATGCGTAGCCCTTCCTCGGCAGCCAGCAAGGCCGCTCGGTTCATACCCTTGTTACGGTAGTGATTGGCCAGGTCGTACAGGCTTTCCGCGCGGGACGGGCGATAGTTGTACGCGGCAATCAGGCCAGCCACGTACCCGGCTTCATCACCACAGTCCTTGAGGGAGTGCGCCAGGTTAACGTGAGAATTCCAAATCTCCTCGTCCCAACCACCGAGCGCGATGCGCTTGCGGTATGCCTTCACGGCATCGTATGGCTTGCCGGCGTCACGATATGACTGGGCCAAGTAGAACCAGGACCGGCCGTTGTTTGGTTCTTTCTTTAGCGCGGCCTTCAACAACCGGATATCCCGGATGAACTTGTTCTTGCGGTTTGAGCCGTCGGCGTAGTCCGTGAAGAAAATTCCGTGCACTTCACCGGCGGCTGGAACATTAAGAAATTCATGGGTCACCCCGATATAACCCCCGGTAGCGGCACGACTAACAAATCTTGCGTTGTGATACGACAGCGTGCCGGCCTTCTGGACTGCGTTGTACGCGAGGCCGCCAGCTAGCTGTTTTTTGAAGTCTTTATCCTCAACAACCAGCTGCATGTCGGCATCAACGAGCAGCAAATAGTCCCAATTGACGTCTGATGCACGAGCCGCAGCCAGCGCGGCATTTCGGGACTGCTCGAAGTTTTCAAAGTGTCCGAATACAATATGGAAGGGAATACCGTGTCCTGTAAAAAAGTTAGACATAACCTCAGGTGTGTTATCAGATGATCCGGTGTCATACACCACGGCTCCGTCAATATACGGCGCAATACTCGTGAGCATTCGCTCAATTTTATCTGCTTCGTTCTTGACAATTATATTTAAGGCTAGGCGGGGGGTCATCCATGCTTCTCCAAATAATTGGCAAGTGCGTGAAGCGTTACAGGGGTTTGGTGCCGATGTAAAGCAATATTGCACCAGTGGCATAAAATTCCACGTACATATCGGGGGTCCGCTTTTGTCAACGCCGGGTTATGGTCTGTGTGCCAACATCCGTCTTTACCTTGGCCCGACCGACCCGCTTGCGCTGTCCCGCACGCGGCGCAAGAAAACTTTTGTGTTTTGAAGCGCTCAGCCCACTCGTCGAAAGTAATACCGAAAGTCAGCCATAAATGCTGATCCCGCCTATAATTAGGGTGGGTGTAACGATACCTGCGCATCCGCAGGCGGGCTTTTTCCCGGCGAATTAGCGGGTCTTTGAAGGGCATAGACACTCCGAAGGGGATCGGGGTTTAAGCTATAGGTTTTTAGCCTATAGCTCATTTCGTGTCAACTGTTATCCGTTGGAAATTCGGAGTGGCCCGGTCATGCCCGCATAGCCGAAACCGGTGGCGCCGGTTGTGCCGGTCGGGCCAGGACCAGGAACGCGATACACGGCACCGAGAATACACGGGTCCGTTGTGGGCACGACAAATTTCGTAAACGTAGCCGGATTTTTGTTCGGGCCCGCGGCGCCGGCTGTACCGGTAATGCCTGTAGAACCCGTTGTCGAAGTCGGTCCAGTTTTGCCGACAAAGCCGAGGCTTGAAAAACCAGTCGGGCCGGTCAAGCCGGTGAAGCCCGTCGGTGATTTACCGATCAGTCCAACAAATGGACCAGTCTGGCCAGTCGGACCAGTCGGGCCAGTAACCGTGGTACCCGAGGGTCCAGTAGGAGCAACACCGGAAACACCGGTACTTGCATTGACCGTCAATCCAGGACCTTGCGGGCCTGTGCTACCCGTCGGACCAGTCTGACCTTGTGACGGTCCAGCAGCGCGCGCGCCCGCGGAACCAGTCGGACCCGTAGAGCTGCCCGCCGATGCCGCCGTCGGACCCTTCAAACCGGTTGCGCCGGCAGGGCCGTAAATGTTGGCGTTGTTGATCAGCTCAACGACTTCTTTCAGCACCGCTGGAATTTCGTTGTCATCGTACGACTGCGGCGGCGTAGGGGCCGGGGTCAGCGGATTTACATACTTGGCCATGCTCAACCTTTACCCGTTCGAGATAGTCAGTACGCCACCGCTATTCCACACCTGATTGACCACATGCGGGTCCGCGAGCGGCGGGATGAACAATGTCACCGTAGTACCCGTGGCACCCGTGGCGCCGGTCGGGCCCGTGGCGCCAGTCACACCTTGACCAGTCGCACCGGTCGGGCCAGTCGTAGCACCAGTGGCACCCGTGACGCCGGTGGCGCCAGTCGGGCCAGTAAAGCCTGTCACGCCGGTCGGGCCAGTCGGGCCACCAGCCTGACCAGTCGGACCAGCGACGCCAGCTGGGCCAGTTGGGCTCGCGCCCGTTGGACCAGTCGGACCTGTGTTACCAGTCGCACCCTGGGCGCCGGCCGGACCTTGCGGACCACCAAACGAACCAGTAGGACCAGTGACACCGGTAGGCCCTGTCGGGCCCGTTAAACCTGTTGCTGAACCAGTAGGGCCCGTCGAACCGGTCAAACCGGTGGGGCCACCAATGCCACCGGCATTTACGACGGCAACGACCTGGGCGAGAATATTGCCAATCTGGTTTCGATCCGGATTGGTTACTGCGGGAATTGCCGTCATAGTGGACCCCTTCGAGGCTGCCTGCGTGATATCGGTACGCTAGAATTCGTTGATCGTTCCTTAATTTGCCACGATAACTTTTGATCGCCCGTTCGGCTTATGCCAGAAGGGGTGCGCGAACCTGGCAAATAGCTCCGGAGGCAATGAAGTCGCCCGCGAAGTAATATGGACCCGCTTGCCAACCGTGTGGAGACCGGGAGCACCAAGCTTAGCGTCAAACTCAGACGCGCCAGGTATCTGCCGCACATTGTCGAAGTCATGCTTATAGCGCGGGATAGATAACCATTCGTAAACCGCGTCCACAGTTTCTATGGGACGACTGGTCAAGGCATCATATTCTACCAGCAACAATCGGTCAGCGTGGGGCCCGAAATAGGCCTCTTTCAGCGCGTTCAGGGGGTACCCAATTATCCCATCACCAGGAGCAACAAAATCTGCTCGATCAAATACATTCATGGCGGGGTCAAACTTAAATATGCCATTCAACTGTAACGGATATTTCTGCAACAGCTTTTCCAAGCTATCCATAATCCACGCCGGCTCGCGCACACAACAAACCATGCGAAAATCAGGAAACAACTGGACCAGTAATGGCAATTTTCCGGTCCAGGCGCGATTGCTATCCAGAATAGCACTTTGGCCACAGTCCGCATAATATGCGGAGAATAGACCCTCTAATATCCGCATTCGATCCACATCGGTCACAAACACCGATGTTTCTTGGTTAGCCGCGGTTGCGCGCTGCGCAGCATTCACTAGACCGGCCAATGGCGAAATGATTGATGTTTGTAAAAATGGGTTCTGCTGCAAAATGGCAGCAAGGAGCGTGCTGCCGCTACGCGGGAGCCCGCTTAAAAAGTGAATGTTCATAAGGACTTACCCTACACCTGGGGAGATAGGTTTGGCTCCGGGCCCGGGCTGGTTGCCAACCAAGGTTGCCGACTGGGGGCCTAGCCCATGTCCAGCCGGTTGTCCAGGTCTATTTCCTTGGCCCTGCGCGGCCGCACGGTTCAGGTCCATTCTGGGGTCATTCGTTTGCCCATCCTGGCCACCATTGCCCTCAGGCGTACCAATGTGCACCGGTGGCCCCTCTGGCATTTGCGCGCGGGCAGCCAGAGCGCCGGCGGTCAACTCGGTAGCGATACGCTGAACACCCAGTTCAACTCCCTTATGGACGCCTTGCTCAACCTGCTGGGTCATATCACCACCCGCGGCCTGCTGCTGCTTCTCGGCAGCGTCCATCTGTTCAATTTCCTGCTCAGTCGGTACGATCTGTTCGCCATCCAATCCAATAGTGCTTGACACTGATCGCAACACGTTGGCGCGGCCCTTGAGCCCAACGATCTTCTGATCGACTGGGTTGATCGTGGCGGACAAGAACTCGATCTGGCGCTGGCGCAAAGTCTCGCGCTGGATTGCGACGTTGACACCCTGGACGCTGATCTTCTCTTCACCGGTCAACAGCCCGGTTGTGTCGGTCAGCATGATCAGATCGGACAGCTGCAACAGCGCTGGCTCTAGCACGTCGCGGTCAATATTAGCGCTCACGCTCTGCAAGATTTTACTTGCATTGCCCATGAGCATAGCCAGCCCGGACGCGGTGCGCCCTGCGCCGCCGCCGGCGCCCTGGCCGCCCACATATTTCGGGATGGCCGAAACATCATCGGCCAGGCCAACGCAGAACTCGAACACAGACTGTAGCTGCTGCGCGTTCGAGGTTGGCATAAAGAACGAAACGGGAACCTGTGCATTGTTGCCGACCGGGTCATTTCGCGCGTGCCAGCGCTTCCACGGGTAGAGGTCATCGGTATTCTCGTCCGGCGACACGCGGTCGTCATTAATCACGACCTGCGGACCAGAGGCAATGCTTAAGTTATTGACAAGACTACGTAAAGTGGCGTTTGCCACTTCCTGTAGATCGGTCAGCAAATCGGTCAATCCGTTCCCAATGGGGGTACCCGGCACCTTCTCGAATGATGTAATAAAGTACGGATGGCGTTGTCGCGGGGATGGCGACAAATGCGCCTTAATGACATGCGTGCCAATGATCCACGCTTGAACATTGTAATCCCGTAACTCGTCCGGGACAGCCAAACCATACTCTTGCAAAACGCGTCCCTGAACATTGCCATTAAACTCCATCATGGAGAGCATCCCGGACCGGTTCCAGGCCGGGTTCTCGCGGCTCTCCAAAGTCGCGCGTTCGGCGTCCGTGGTGTCCCAGTTGTCATACAAGCCACCGCGGCCATATTCATCCAACACCGCGCGAATTTCGTCCTCATTATATCCAGGCAGATCGAGCAGATCGTTAATCTCGGCGCGCGTGATCCGCAGCTTCTCTATAGTGTTGGCATTTTCAATGTCCGCGACGCCCGGCGTCCACCACAAATCGAACGGCGATACACGGTTCCAAGTCAGTTTTGGCTTCTGCTGGATCGTTGGGGCGCCTCCGTTAGGTGGCCACACGACCTCTGGAACGACCTTTACAACCGGGCCTTTTATGCATGCAAACGGGAAAATTGGCAAGTCAACCAGGAACTCCGCGAGCGCATGATAGAAGCCGCCGTCGCGCAGCAGCCCCTCAATCTTTTCGTCGCTGTCCCGAGCCTGCTGGGTTGCTTTCTTCTTGGCCGCATCCTTGGCAGCTTCAACGAGCGCATCGCGGCGCTGCTTCACGTCAGCCGGGTTCGGGGGCTGCCCCTTATGTTGCTGCACGAGTTGCTGCTCGGACTGCATCATCTGGTCAATGCTTTGGAGAATTTGTGGCGGCACCTCGGGGTCGGCCGGCGGCTTAACAGACCAGGGTTGATCCTGGCCCAAATAAATATCCCGGAGCAACGAGCTAGCCGCGCGACACTTTTGCGCAATCAGGCGAGCATATACCTGCGATCCGCCAAACTTGGAAATTTCGGCCAGCTTAGAGGCATCATATTGTCCATTAAACGTCCGCAGGGCGACTAACAGGCGTTCAGACCACCCACTAGCCGTGTTGCGGTGGTTCCGCATTATCTCGAACTGGCCCTTGATATATCCAGCTAATTGGGGTATTTCTGGCTCTGGAGGGGCATTGTCCTGCGCGGATGCCGTAGCCCGCTCCTGGAGCTGTTGCTCCAGCGCAGCCGGTGGGATTACTTGGAGTACGCCGTTTTGTCCGAGGTCGCTCATGCCCTGTCCGGCTAAAAAGGATTGCACCGTGAACCTAACCGGAACGCGCTAATAATGCCTTAATAATTATGCTATTGCATTTAATCCTTATCTGATATAGGAATTTGGCCATGACCGATCATATTGACGAAAGCGAGCGCCTGGACGAAGTTATACGGGCGTCGCTCCCAGCGACGTTGTCTTCCAATGGGCTAAACCTTTCCGATTTGGCGGCTCTTGCCCGGGACCTGATCCTCAATCTCAGAGAACTGCCGGCCACGCTTGCCGCGCACAAAATCACCCAAGAGCAATATGACAGGATTAAAGAGAACGAATTTTTCAAGCGCGCCCTAGAACAGCTCACCATTGAATGGCATTCAGCCAAGTCAACTACTGACCGATTGAAAATCCAAGCCGCGGCGTCGTTTGAATACGCCATGCCAACCATAACCGCGAGAATGGTAAAGAACGATGAAGACCTCGGCAAAGTTGTTGAGGCCGGCAAGCTGCTCGCTAAAGTAGCGGGCGTGGACAGCAGCGAAGCACAAGCTGCATCGAACCCCGGCGAAAAATTTTCTATTGTTATTAACCTAGGCGAGGATACTAAACTCAAGTTTGAGAAAGATATCACTCCGGCTATACCCCTAATAGAGAAAGCGAAACCCAATGAGCCATCCTAAAGTCGCATTCTTCGACGTTGAGAACGCTCCCTCTCTAGGTTACTTCTGGGGGCACTTGTGGGAAACAAATATCATTGGCGTGACCAATCCTTGGTACATGCTTTCATTTTCCTATCGCTGGATGGGCGAAAAGAAAATTCACTGTCATGCTCTCCCTGATTATCCGCTGTTCAAAAAGGACAAGGAGAACGACAAACACCTGGTCGAAGACTTGCATGATTTGTTTGATGAAGCAGACGTGCTGATCGCACACAACGGGGATCGCTTTGATATCCGCAAGAGTAATGCGCGTTTCATTATGCAGGGGCTGCGGCCGCCGTCGCCCTACAAATCAATAGACACCCTCAAGGCCGCGCGCCGGTTCTTTCATTTTCAAAGCAACAAGCTAGACGATCTAGGCCAGTACCTAGGTGTTGGCCGCAAGCTGCCGCACACTGGCTTTGATCTGTGGAAACGTTGCATGGCCGGCGAGAAGAACGCCTGGAAGACCATGCGCGAGTACAACATGCACGACGTAGAACTGTTAGAGGGGGTCTACGAAAAACTGAAACCATATATGTCAAATCATCCGGACTTGACTATATATGAAGACGCGGTGGGGTGCCCCACTTGTCGGTCTACGCATATCCATCGCCGCGGGTTCGCGGTTAGCCGGAAACGCAAGTACCGCCGCTACCACTGCGGAAACTGCGGCGCCTGGTTCCAAGGGGCCGTCATTAAACTAGGTGAGAAAGTCCCCGACAAGCATGGGCATTGAATTTACGGCGCCGCCTACCTGTGCGGCCTTTCAAAAATCTGAGGCCTTCGGCCGGCTGATTGCTGGGCCTGTGGGTTCCGGCAAGACTACGTCCTGTGTCATGGAGCTATTCCGCCGTTCCATGCAGCAATCCCATGCGGCCGACGGTCTACGCTACACCCGCCATGCCATCGTACGCCAAACCCTCAAACAGTTGAAGGACACCGTGCTCAAGGATTGTCGGTCATGGCTGGGCGGCGTGGGTGAGTGGAAAGTTTCCGAGAACACCTTCCACCTGAACTTTGGCGACGTGCGCTCCGAGTGGATATTTATCCCGCTCGAAGACGCAGCCGACCAAGCGCGCCTGTTGTCAATGCAACTCACGGGGGCCTGGTTATCAGAATGCATCGAAATGAACCTGGACGTGGTCGCCCCTATCACCGGTCGCCTGGGCCGATACCCCTCTGGCGCACAAGGTACGCCCACATGGCATGGTCTGATCGCGGATACGAACATGCCTACGGAAATGTCACCATGGCATACATTCATGGAGAACCCGAACTCGGATTGGCAGGTCTTCATCCAGCCTTCGGGATTGTCACCCAACGCCGAGAATTTAAACTATCTCGTGCAGAATGAGCGCACTATTCTGCTGCCTATTGACCACCCAGACCGCCTGGCGCAGGGACGCAAGTACTATGAGCGCTTTGTTGAAATGTACGGCGAAGACAGCGACTGGGTTAAGCGATATGTTCACGCCCAGTATGGCGACGACCCGTCTGGCATGGCGGTGTTCAAGGAAAGCTGGCGCACGGACTTCCACGTTGTAGATGACACGATGTTGATCCCCGGTTACCCGGTTATCGTAGCCCAGGACTTTGGTCGCAACCCGTGGTCGTTGATCTGCCAGGCCGATCACATGGGACGGCTAATCGTGCATGAGGAAGTTCCCGGCACAAACATAGGTTTAGAAAAACATGTCAACCAAAGCTTGCGCCCTCGACTGCTATCAAACAAGTATGTTGGCTATAAGGTCGCAATCGTCGGTGACCCGGCCGGGGTGGCCAAAGGAAACATTTCCGAGGAAAGCTGCTTCGATGCCCTCAAGCGAATGGGGCTACCAGCGTTCCCAGCTGTCACCAACGATGTTGAGCCCCGGCTCCGTGCAGTGGAGGCGCTCCTCGGTCGCCAAACAAATGGCGGACCGACGCTAATGGTGAACCGCCAGGGCTGCCCGATGCTGATCCGTGCTATGTCAGGTGGCTACCGCTTCACGAAGACGAAGGCGGGGGCGCTCCGGGTCGTGCCCGAGAAGAACGATAAAGAGGGATATTCCCACGTAGCCGACTGCTTGCAATACGCTTCTCTCGTCGTTGGAGGCGGGCTAATGGGTGAAATCG